CTTTAGAGCAGTAATGGCAGCAGACCAGTTTTTCGTCGGAAATGATGATAAGTATATCGAGTTCAAAGGCGGTGACCTGACAATGAAACTGGTCACTTTCAAAGTGTCGTCTTTCACAACCGACGTTAAAGGGGCGCTCCGCATCTCCGGCTATGGCACCGTTGACAATTTGACTGATCCACTGACAATCACCACCGAGGGGACGGGGAGCGCCTACGGATCTATCAATCACGCCTCTGAGTTGCGATTGAAGACCAATGATGCTGACAGGGTAACGATTAGCTCTACCGGCAACGTCGGCATCGGCACCGACGACCCGGATTACAAGCTGGAT